TTTAGATTTATGTTCATCACCATCAGGTTTTAGTAGATATATAATTAAGAAAAATAAAAATAATTCAGGTATAGGTATATCATTATCAATTAAAGATGGTGGTATACCAAGTTTATTAAAATCCAAGAGATTTAAATTATTTTATGAAGATATTAATAATAATAAAATAAATGATATATTAAAAGATCAATCATTTGATTTAATAATACAAGGTTGTCATGATATGACTGAAGATAAAAATGTTTATATAAATGATAAATATGGTGAAATTAAATTATGGTTAAATAGTTTTAAAATAGGTATAATACATCTTAATAATGATGGTATCTATTTATTTAAATCTTCTATTAAAAATATTAATTTCTTCTTTAATTTATTAGATTTTCTAGCTAATTATTTTGATGATTTTGATTTTGTTAAATCTAGTTATTTACATAATATAAGATCATCATTTTTTGTTATATGTAAAAATAGAAATAAAAATACTAATATGAATTTAATTGATAATTTAATAAAAAATCCTAAAATATTATATGATGATATTCATCTAAAAAATATAATTAATTTAGATAAATATATAGATATTTTGATAAATGATGTTATAAAAATTCAATATAAGTCTATTAAAAGAATGAGTTATTTAATTAAATCTATGATTGATATCTAAATATAATATTTAATATCATAATCAATATTTTTAATCATTAATTTATGAATATTAGATGAAGAATTTAAACTAGAAACTAAATTAGCAGGAGCACAAAAATCAGGTTTGATATAATATTTTTTATTATAAATTTTATTACCATATGTAGTTTCAATATAATAACATATATGTAATGCTAAATTATATATATGAGCATTAAATGTTGAACATATTAAATTCATTTTATTGTCTATTTCATAATTATGTACAGAATTATATATTAAATTAATAAAATTATTCATTTGTTTAATACTATTATCTTCTCTTATATTGATATAACATGTATTAGTAATAAAACCAACATTATATAATGTTTTCATAGTATTATCAATACCATCACCTAAACTATAATTAGATTTATAATAAAAATTTTTTCTAATTTCAGGTATTATTAGTAATTCACATATTATTTTACAAATAATACTAAATAAAAATTTATTTGGACCATTTTTACCATTATATATATGACATAACACTTTAAAATTATTATTATATATTTCATTTTGATCTTTATAATTTATCCATATATTAAAATCTTTGAACATTTTTTTATCTATATTTATTTTTATTTTATCTTTATTTACAAAATATTTCATTATCATTATTCCATTACCAAATGCTAATGTTTTTATATAATATTTATCATCTTCTTTTATTATATCATATATCATCTCAGTATGACCTTTTTTACCAAATAATTTATTTATTATATAATTTATTTCTGAATTTATATTAAAAAAACTCATAGATATTATACTACCATATAATAATATCATATTTTTATCTATTTCTTTATTTATTTCATGAATATTTTCATATTCTATTATTTTTGTATTATAATTATCATTATTTATTTTTAAAATATTTACTATCATTTTTGATAATGACTCTAATGATGGATTATTAAATTCATTTTTTATATTATCATAATTTAATTCTATATTATCTAATATTTTATTATTATTTGATTTATTATTTAATTTATTATTTAAATCATAATAGTATTCATTCTCTATAGTACTATCTATATCATCTTCTTTTATCAAATCTAATTTATTATTATCTAATTTATTATTTAATGTATTATTTAATGTATTATTTAAATCATCATAATATTCATTCTCTATGGTACTATCTATAACATCTCTTTTTATCATATTTAAATTATTGTTTTCAATAATTATTTTATCATTAAATATATTATATAATATTTTAGTATTTATTATTTCATTTTTATTATATAATTGATATAGCTCATAAAATTTATTTATTTTATTTATATAATCTATGTTATTAAATTTATCTATAATGATATTATTATAATCATTAGTTGATAAATTATCTAAATTATTATTTGTAATTAATTGAAATATTAGTTTAAAAATTTTAATTATAGGTGATATATTTATTTCATTATATATATCAAAATCATCATTATATATTAGTTCTATTTTATCATTTATAATATTAAAAAAAATATTTTCAGAAGTTATATTATTGATATAGATATATTCATTATTTTTCATATTAAAATATATATTTAAAATTGTATCTAAAAAATTAAATATATTATCATAACTATTTTTAATTAAATTGTTATTGTTATTATAATTATTAAAAATATTATCTAATGTACCATAATGTTTATTATATATATTAAAATAAATATTTTTATTATTTTTTATTAAATCTAAATAATAATTTTTTGTATTGGTATCATCATTATTAGATTTATAAGTATATAATAATTTATATATGTTAACATTATTATTTTCATCATAATTAAATAAATATACTATATTATCTATAAAATTATAAATAATATTAGAAATATGATATAATCTAATATTAAAATATGATATTGAATCTGATAATTTTAATATATTTATTATTTTGATATATTTATCTAAATTAAAATTAGATGATTTATCAATTTTAATATAATATAATTTATTATCTAATTTAAATTCATAAACAAATTGATTAGTTATTATATTATCATATTTTAAATTATTATCTATTATTTTATTATTTATATCTAAATATGGTAATATTCTACTAAAATATTGTGATATTATTTTTATATCTTCTTCTGTAAAATTATTCATATTTATATTATTATAAATATAAATAAGATAAATAAATTTAATTATTTCTCTACTTTTGTTATTTTCCATAAATCTGAAAATACATATGGTATATCTAAATATTTATATGGTAAATAAAAATACCCTCTATCTCCCCACTGAGATCCCCAAGAATTTCTCATAATCCAATAACCTTTGACACCATTATAAGTTAAATTATCATCATAACCAACACAAACAATAGCATGACCACCCAAGAATTGATTTTTTCTAGTTGGTATAGTTACAAAACCAGTTCTAGCAGTATTAATATCTTCAAAATTATCAAATATAGCAATACCTAATACAAATGGTTCATTAGTATTTAAACAAGCTTTCATATCATAAGTATTAGGTTGTACTTGATAAGCTTCTAATACTTGATGTGTTAAAGCATCTCTATAACATAAACTAGTAGGTTTATCAGTATATTTAGAAATATTATAAGGCCATAAAATTTCTCTACAAACACCATATTTTTTCATAGCTGTTATTCCATCATATAAATATGCACCTGAATCTTCATTAATTGCACCTAATAATAATCTCGAATTATAATATAAAAATAATCTAGAACCATAAAATCTTGGATCATCATATTGATATAAACACATTAAAGCATTTGCTGTACAACTTCCTATTTGTCCTTGATCATAAATAGCTGGACATTTAAATCTTAAATCTAATTTAGATGATAAAATTGTATTTCTATTAAACTTTAAAATTAATTTATCAGGTACAGCTCTTGGTGTTATTTCTCTTATTAAATTATATTTCATATTTATGGGAGTTTTCATATTTATATCTATTATAGGATTATCATTATCTTCATTAACTAATATTTGATTATCTTGTTTATCTTGTTTATCTTGTTTATCTTGATTATTTGAATTATCTTGATTATTATTATTAATAATATTTTTAAGATTTTTATTTTCAATTTCTAAAGTATCTAATCTTATTTCTAAATCAATAATAGTATTTGATAAATTTTCATTTTGTTTTTCTAAATTTATAATTCTTTCTTCTAAATTATTCATTTTATATAATTTTATATAATATAAATAATTTTGTAATTGAATAAATTTTTATATCATCTAATTGTTTTTTTTATGAAAATTATATTTATTATTATTATTATTATTAAAAATATCTAAAATAAAATTATAAAAAATGAATAATATACAATATTATCAAGATAAAATAAATTATTATAATAACTATAATTCTGTAATTAGTGACTATAAAATACAAAAATATCAATATAAAATTAATTTATTAAATGGTGGTACTGATTATGATATTAATTTATTATTAAATGATACTAATATTAATATTAAAATAGATGATACACCTATTACAAATAATAATAAAATAAAAAATAATATAGACAATTATGATAATGAAACAAGATTAAGTTATTTATATTATATTATAAATAATATGAATATAGATAAAATAGTTAAATCTATTATAAAAATAAATTTAAATAATATGAATAATATTAAAATAGATAATTTAAATGATATTATTAAAAAAAATAAAAAGAGTATTGAAAATATTAATTATTCTAAAACAATAAATGATATTTTAAAAAAAACAAGTAGTGAATTAAATAATAAAATTAATGATATTATTGATAAATATAAAAAAATATTTTATGATAAAATTACTATTGAAAATCAATTATATAATAAATATATTAATGAATTAAATGATAAAATTGATTTATTTAATACATATAAAATAATTTTTAAAAAAATTGACATTCTAATTGATAATAAAAAAGATCTTAATTATTATAAAATATTATGTAGTAAAACATTAGATGATTATATTTATAATATTAATAATATTAATAATAATATTAATGATATTCTGAAAATACATAATAAATATATAAATATATATAGTTCTAGAAATATAGATCTTATTTCATTTGATACATCTATTATAAATACAGAAAATACTATAAATACTATAAATACTATTAAATCATATTTAAATGAAATGCAATTATTAAAAAATAATTTAATTTATAAATATATGATAAATATAGAAGAAAATGATATAAATAATATTTTACTTGATATAAATAATTTTAATAATGATGTAAAAAATAAAAAAATAATTACTAATATAGTTATAGATAATGATATGAGAAATAATACTAAAAATAATAATTATGAATTTATAATACAATTTATTGAACATATATTTGGTTCATATAGATTATATAAAAATTATGATTTTAAATTCAATACTGATTATATAAATAATATAATTAATGATATAAAAGAAATATATAATAATACTAAAAAAATTAATTATATTGATTATATAATCAATAGAGACAGATTTGATATACAAAATTTATTATCAAATGATAACTTATTTTGTTTAATATTTGATAATGATTTTATAAATAGATACTATAATATAATAGATTTTATGAAAAATCATAATTATAATAAATATACAAACTTTGATAGTATATTATATGATATCAATATATTATCTAATAGTATAAATGAATATAAATATATAAATATTGAAATCAAAGAATTTCCTAATAAATATAATAATATTAAACAAAATGTGTTATATACTATGAAATCATTTGGTTATATTGGTAATACTAGTCAAATTAGTGATATTTTTACTAGTCATAAAAATTTCGCTAATCAATCTTATATTAATTTTTATAGATATATTTTATTATATATTTATTTTTTTTGTTATCAATAATTCAATCAGTAGTATATACTTGTAATACTCTTGCTGATGGTTCTTGTAAATCTCCTGACCATTTAGGTAACCAATAATATGGTATCACATCATAATAACCATTAAATTTATCATAAAATTTCTTTAAATAATAATATGATTCTTTTGATTGTGGAACAATATGATAATTCTCTTTATCTACCTCAAATTCATGCCATCCTACTTCTATTTCCATATAATCTTTAATTATTTGAAACCATGATTTTTCTTTTGATGAAACACCATCACTAAATGCTTCTTTCTTTCTCCATAATACTTCACTAGGTAATATATTTGGTTCATATAATTCAAATGATTTTCTAATTAAATATTTTTCTATTTTATCTTTTGTTGGAACTTTTAATGATGAATCTAATGATCTAAATAAATCTACAAATTCTTTATCTAAAAAAGGTACTCTTGCTTCTAATCCATGAATTGAAATATTTCTATCTACTCTTAAACCATCAAAATAATGAATATTATCTAATAATCTATAATGATCTTCTTGAGCTGATTTTAAATCAGGATTATTATAAAAATATAAATAACCCATTTGAGCTTCATCGGCACCATCACCATTTAAAATAACTTTAATATCAGTATTTTGAGAAATATATTTACCTAATAAATATTGTCCAACACTTGCTCTAATAGTTGTTATATCCCAAGTTTCACATGTATTAATCACATTATCAATAACATCTAAACCTTCATCAGATGTGAAATAAATAGTAGTATGATCAATATTATTATATAAATTATTTAAATGATTAGCAACCATTTCAGCATATTTAATATCTGTACCATGTTCCATTCCTATACTAAATGTTCTTAATTTTCTATCTGGATATCTTTCATGAAAATGTTTAGCTGTTAATGCACATACTAAACTTGAATCTAAACCACCAGATAATAAACAACCAATAGGTCTATCAGATTGTAATCTTCTAATAATACAATTATTTAAAACTGTACATATTTTTTTAGAAACATTATCTAAATTATGATCATTATTTATTTCAAAATTTATTATTTTTTCATGATAATTTTCATATAAACAATTTTGATTATTAAAATCATAAATTAAATATTTACCTTGATCTAATCTTTCTATTTTATTTAATTCTTTATTATTACATAAACCTGATAACAATGAACTGAATGTGAATAAAGTATTAGTATAAGAGAAAAATAAAGGTCTAACAGATGAAGGATCAGTTGATAAATAAACTTTATTATATTTATCATTAATAAATTCAATAATAGAAATCGCATACTCACCATTCAAACATCTATTTAATTGAATAAAATCATAATTTAAATGTTTAAATAAAGGATAAATAACGGCACAATCACTATCACAATGAGTATTCAAATTATATTTTTGAATTAAATGTTTTGAATTATAAATTTCACCATTAACTAATATAATATAAGTTTTTTCATTATCAATATGAATAAATGGTTGATCTGAATTAAAATCTAAACCATTAATTGCCAATCTATGAAAACCTAAAAAATAATCATTAGTATAAATTATTTTACTTCTATCTGGACCTCTTGGTCTAATAGTTTCAAAATATTTAATTATATCAATAAAATCGTAATCTTTACCTAATAAACCAAAAATACCACACATAATTATTATTATATTTATTAAATTTAATAATGATATTTTTATATTAAATCAAATTAATAATTTTAAAAACTTGATAAAATTTTTATAAATAAATATAAAAACATGTTATATTTATATTTAATATAAAAATGATTATTGAAAAATTTATCTATTTATTATTTATCTATAATAGATTATATTTATATCTATTATCATTACTTTTTATTAAAAATATTAAATTATTAAAATTAATAAAATTAGAATCATCAAATCAAAATATATCAACAGTATATTTATATATTGAAATAATATTTTGTTATATTATTAATAAATTAATAACATATATATTATTGATATATGATAAAATTAATAATTTTTTAAATCAATCTGAAGATATAACATATAATATTTTTACAAAATTAATATTATATATATATAATAGAATATATGATTTAGATAAAAAATTATATGATATGTTAATGAATTATATAAAAGATGTTATATTTAAAAAAATTATAGCACAAATAATGGAAGAAATGACAAAAACAAATAATATAAGTGGTGTTAGTGGTATAGATAATATATTATCAAATTCAATGAAAATGTTTGATGATTTAATGAAAAATACTAAATTTACTACAGACACCTTTGGTGATAAGAATGATCTAAATAAATTATTATCGAAGGTACCGTTAAAAAATGTTGTAGATACAACATTTTTTTGCGCTAGCGATTTATCTTTAGATAAATCGGTACCACAGACACAAACTATTAATAATGTTAAAAATGATGATATAATACAAAAATTAGTTAATGATATACAAACTAATAAAGATATAAAAAAAAATAATAATCTTATTTTATCAAGTTTAAAAGATAAATTAAATTGATCAATAAATAAACTTATATAAAGTGAATAATAATTTTTTATAATACATTAATATAAATAGAATATATCTATATTAATAGATTATTAATAATAAAAAAAATTGATATAAATAATATTCTAATATTGTTTTATATTATATAATACATATACATAATATACAATGAATACAACAGATAATTCTAATATTATAACCAATACTAGAGATATAGACAAACTTACTGATCTATATTTTAATGAAAAATATATATTATATATTCATCATATCAACTCATTTAATCAATTTATTAATGATGTTGTAAAAAATGAAGTAGAAAGAGCAGTTCATATATTAGGTGAATATGAAATTTATAATGAAGATAAAAAAGAGAAGAAATTATATAGATATTCATTTGAATTTAAAAATATTTGTATTAAACCACCAGTTGATGAAAGTTCTACATATGATGATGAAATAATATTTCCAGAAGAAGCAAGAAAGAAATCATTATCATATTCAGGAAAGATATTAGCAGATATAACACAATATCAAGAGATATTAATATATGGACCAAATGGATTAGAAGAAAATACAAAAAAAATTATTGCTAATGAATCTAGAATTTTAATTGGTAAAATTCCAATAATGTTAAGATCTGCATATTGTACAACTACTATTAAAAAAGATACACCTAATAAAGAATGTATATATGATCCTGGATGTTATTTTTTGATTAGAGGTAATGAAAAAGTTGTATTAAGTTTAGAAAAAATATGTGATAATAAAATGTTAGTTTTTACTAAAAAAGATATTAATTATCAAGATAAATTAATGTATACATGTCAAGTTAATTCTAAAAATACTAATTATTATAATAATGGTTCATATAGTAATAATTTACAAATATTATCAATTAAAATGAAAAAAGATAAATCTATTGTTTTAAATATGGTTCAATTTGCTGATATTCCTATTTTTATCTTTTTTAGAGCTTTAGGTATTGAAACTGATAAAGATATTTTACAATTCATTTTATATGATGATACTGATATTGAAATGTTATCATTATTAGAAATTTCACAAAATGCTGCTTTATTAGAAACTGTATTAGGTATGAATAAAATAGAAAAAACTATTTTAACTGCAGAAGATGCAACTCAATATTTAATTAGTAAAATCAAAAGTAAAAGAATATTTGATAATACAAATCCAGATTCAAAAATGGCACAAAAAAGAGAAATTTTAATGACATTATTATGTAGAGATTTTTTACCACATATGGGATTAACTGAAGATAAAATCATTCCAAAAGCATATTATCTTGGTAAAATGGTTAATAAATTATTAAAATGTTATTTAGGTAGAATTCCAATAGATGATAGAGATAGTTTTGTTAATAAAAGAGTTCAATTACCTGGTGAATTATTAAGTGATTTATATAGAAGATATTTTAAAAAAATGTTAAATGAATGTGCTAGACATTTTAAACAAAGAATTAATGGTAATCATGATAATCCTATTAATGTTATCAATATTATTAAATCTACTACTATTGAACAAGGTTTTAATAAAGCATTATCTATTGGATTATTTGGTAATAAACCTGGTGTTGCTCAAGCTCTACAAAGATTATCTTATAAACAAACTATGTCTTATTTTAGAAGATTAATGCCTCCTCCTTCTAATGAATCTACTACTTCTAAAATCACCACTATGAGATTTCCTAATAATATTCAATATGGTTTTATTGATTTAATTGAAACACCAGAAGGTGCTAATGTTGGTTTACAAAAACATTTAGCTTTAATGGCTTCTATTTCTATGAATTTAGATGTTACACAAATTAATATTATTAAAAATGTTATTATTAATACTAAATATAAAGATAGTGATAATTTAATTCCTTATATTCAATCTTTAATTGATGTTATTAAACAAGATATCAAAAAATTAACTCATGTTAATATTAATGGTGAATGGATTGGTTTAACTGATAAACCTATTGAATTAATCAAATTAATGAAAAATAAAAGATCTAATGGTGAAATTAACAAAATGGCTTCTATTAATTTTAGTTATACTAATAATATTATCGATATTTATACTGATGGTGGTCGATTAATTAGACCTTTATTAAAAGTTCATAATAATAAATTACTATTAAATAAATTTATGTTAGATGATATTGATACTAAAAATATTGATAGAACTAAAATTATTAGATGGGCTGAATTTTTACAAAAATATCCTGATGTTATAGAATATGTAGATGTCGAAGAAAGTGAAAATATTATGGTCGCTATGAGACCTAATGATATATTAGATCATTATAATAGAATGACTACTATTATTGATAAACCTAATAAATTTGGTGATTCTTCTAATAGATATAATGATACATTATATGTTAAATATACTCATTGTGAATTTCATCCTATGATGATGATGGGTGCTATATCTGCTACTGTTCCTTTTGCTGAACATAATCAAGCTCCTAGAAATTATTATTCTTATTCACAATCCAGACAAGGTATGGGTATATATTTATCTAGTTATAGACATAGAATAGATTTATCTACTATTTTATATCATCCACAAAGACCTTTAGTTACTTCTAAAGCTGGTTATTATACTAATGAAATTGATTTACCTTCTGGTCAAAATTTAATTGTTGCTATTATGTGTTATACTGGTTATAATCAAGAAGATAGTGTTATTGTTAATAAATCTTTCACTGAAAGAGGAGGATTTAGAAGTACTTCTTTAAAAGGTTATACTGATACTGTTAATAAAAATACTTCCACTGGTCAAGATGAAAAATTCATGAAACCTAATGAAAATATCGCTATCGGTATCAAAGAAGCTAATTATTCTAAATTAAATGATCAAGGTTTTGTTCCTGAAGAAACTATTATTTATAATAATGATGTTATTATTGGTAAATGTGCTCCTATTCAACCTACTGCTAATTCTAATAAAATTTTTAAAGATGAATCTCAAACTTATAAATCTAATGTACCTGGTGTCGTTGATAAAGTTTATACTGGTATATTAAATGGTGATGGTTATGAAACCTATAATATGAGAATTAGATCTGAAAGAATTCCTATTATTGGTGATAAAATGGCTTGTTATGATGATTCTCATGATGTTTTAACTTTTACTGGTTGGAAAAATATTAAAGATATTACATTAAATGATGAAATAGCTTGTTTAAGTAAAGATAATACTTTAATATATACTAAACCTACTGAAGTTATGAATTATGATTATGAAGGACCTATGTATAATGTTGAAACTAATCAAATTAGTTTAAATGTTACTCCTAATCATAGAATGTGGGTAGGTGATAGAAATGGTAATAATTTTAAAATTATTGAAGCTAAAGATTTATTAGGTAAAAGAGTTAAATATCAAAAGAATGTTGATAATTATATCCCAACTAATGGTATGACAGAATTTATTATACCTGGTATTGATGATCTACCTGAATTAAAATTAAATATGAAAGCTTGGTTAATATTCTTTGGTATTTGGATTGCTGAAGGTTGTATGTTAAGAGATTGGGGTATTTCATTTGCTGCTCATAAACAAAGAGTTAAAGATGCTCTAGAAGAATGTAGTGAAATATTAGATTTTGAAATACGTAAACATAAATGTCATAAAAATGATGATATAAGACAAAATTGGACATATAATGATAAAAGATTAGTTCAATTCTTTATGCCATTAAGTGTTGGTGCTATTAATAAATTTTTACCATATTGGGTATGGAATTTAGATACTTATCAATGTAGAAGTTTATTACATGGTATGTTATTAGGTGATGGTCATACTATGGAAAATGGTACAAAAAGATATGATACATCATCTTATCAATTAGCAGATGATTTCCAAAGATTATGTTTACATTGTGGTTATTCAGCTAATAAAGCTTTAAAAGAAAAAGCTGGCAAACAAACAGTAATTAAATCTGGAAGAAATGAAGGTCAAATAATTAAATCTAATGCTGATGCATATAGATTAACTGTTATTGAAACACAAAATTATCCATTAGTTAATAAAAATATTGTCAAAAGTAAATTAAATGATGATGGACAATATGAAAATCAATTAGATAGAATGAATGATGGTTTCAAAGGAAAAGTATATTGTTGTACTGTGCCTACTGAATTAGGGGTTATTTATGTTAGACGTGAAAATATAGTAATTTGGAGTGGTCAGAGCAAAAATGGACAAAAAGGTACTGCTGGTATTTTATTACCTCAACAAGATATGCCATTTACTAAAGATGGTATTAGACCAGATATTATTATTAATCCTTGTTGTTTTGTTGGTAATACTCTAGTATCATTAACAAATGGTTTATCAAAAAGAATAGATAGTTTTAGTGTTGAAGGTTTAGAAAAAGTTTATACATTTAATGATAAAGGTTTAATTAATTCATAT